GCCTCAGTTGAATTACTGAAGAGCGACTTCGATATCCTCATGGGACTGTCAAGCGCGCAGTCAGTGACCAGCCGCATGCTAGGCATGGGATACAGCAAAGCCCAAACGATGGCCCTTGTGGGACAGTACTACCGCAAGAGCGAAGCCGATACACCGGATCCCGCTCGCGTAGCCCGTCCAGCAGGAGCAAAAGTCCACTGGCCTGCCTCCACGGACGCTGAAGTCCCGGAAACCAGCTCTCGCGATTATGCCGCCCCAGTCGTCTCAGACGAAAACCTCATGCCGATGATCAAACGTTGGGAAACGTTGTCACTCTCGCTCGAAAGGCGAGTCGAAATGGTTCGAAATGACAAAGTTCCTAGCAAGCAGATCCAAAGATTCGCTGAGGAGTTCGTCAGGCTGGTTGTGCCGGAACGCGGAGCCGGAGTGCCATACTCACTAGAGCGTACAGCTCAGGAACTCGACAAACCATCACAGATTCTAGCCGTCAAGCAGATCTGGGAGACTGCGGATATGAAACCCCGTAAACTCATCGAGGCGTTCGTAAAGAATGAACCCACGATGAAGTGCGGGCGAATCATTTCCTCTTTCGCCGACATGCGCTACCTACTGCAATTCTCGGCCTTCACTCTATCTTTTCGCGATGAGGTGCTCCACGCAGAACACAATCAACATTGGTTCTGCCCTGGACGCACACCACACGAACTGGCAGACAAGGTCGTTGAGTATTGTGGCAGCGTGGACATCCCATCGGAAGGCGATTTCTCCAACTTCGACGGCTCGGTTTCGAAGTGGGCGCAGAGACACGTTATGAACGCCGTGTACCACAGGTACTTCTCGACATTATTTCGAGCTGACCTCACTGGTTACACGGATATGTTGGTAACGTGCCCCGCCCGCGCGAAACGTTTTGGTTTCCAGTACGAGGCTGGGCATGGAGTCAAGAGCGGGTCACCAACGACCTGCGACCTTAACACGGTCCTTAATGGCTTCATCCAGTACTGCGCAGTGAGGCGCACAAATCCCGACTTTTCAGCAGAAGATTCCTTCAGGAGCATTGGTCTCGCCTTCGGTGACGATTCCCTTTTCGAGCGAAAATACCGGAACAACTGGGCCCGCGTAGCGGACAACCTAGGCATGGACCTCAAGATTGAGGCCTGTGAACCGGACAAGGGAGTCGTCTTTTTGGCTAGAGTTTTTCCCGATCCAACGACCACGCGAACATCCTTCCAAGATCCCCTACGGACCTGGCGGAAGTTGCACCTGACCTCTCGGGACCCAACAATCCCGATTGCTAGTGCCGCTATCGACAGAGTCACTGGCTATCTTGTGACCGACGGTTGCTCACCAGTAACCGGTTCATACGCGAGAATGGTCCAAAGACTCTACCAAGAAACAGCCGAGGACGTAGTCACCAGAAACTCAAGGAGGAGCGCCAACAATGAGAAACCTTATTGGCTCACCGTGGGAGGCTCATGGCCCCAGGATCCTGCTGATCACGAGATCATGCTGCAAGTCACCGCAGCGCGTACAGGCTTTGATGTCGAGACTCTTCGGAGTTTTGAGTCCGGCCTGGATGGCCTCACTGATCCCTGGGCGGTCCCCACTCTCAACCGTGATTTTGAGCCGAGTCCTTATAAAGATACTTTGGACGTAGACGCTCAACCGGCGGAGGGCCGCGTGGACCCTCGTAAAGTCTTATCCGAGCAAAATGTGCAC